CAGACCAGAAGAAACTGTATGAATATACATACATGATTAATGTTGCATATGACTCATGGAATGCTACTCAATGGGCTATCAATGCTACAGAAGAAGGTCTTCCACTTGTACCTTATTCACAAGCTGTAGGTAATTTCAACAGACCTACAAAGTACCTTGAGGTGCTTATAAGACAGAACAAAGTTGTTATTGATAATAACCCAATTGTAAGATGGGCATTTGGTAACGTATCACTTAAATTCGATGCTAATGAAAACTGTAAACCAACAAAAGCTAACAATGATAGAGCAAGGAAGATAGACCCTGTTATTTCAATGATACAAGCTTTAGGTGGTTATTTAGACAAGAATAAATATAATGATGGAGAAGTGTTAAGTGTAACTTTCTAGCAGAGTTGTTAACTGTTTCCTTCATAAAGTTTATTATTAAATATAAAGAATAGAAAATGGGTTTATTCAGTATTTTTAAAAGAAACACACAAGAAGCAACACAGGCGCAGGAAGATGGATTTGCAGCTTCTATCTTGTTTGGACAATATAGATTAGATAACTCTGCAACTTCACTATCAGCATTCTTTGCTGCAAGAGAACTTATATCAAACTCTATAGCTCAGCTTCCAATCAATGTAAAGTTTGATAATGAATTGAGACCTGACCATAAGCTTAATCATGTGTTTAATGCAAACTTGCTTTCAAAGTTCAACTTAATGAAAGCATTGATACAAGATGTTATTGATTTTGGTGAAGCTCTTTGCTATATTCAAAGAGACCAAGATGGTTCTCCTGCTAATTTGATTTATTGCCAAAGAGGCACATATACTATAACATACAATGAAAACACTAGAAAACTTACATACAAGATTTCTAATGTTAAACCTGGAAATATATTGCCTGAAGACGTTATTCACTTGTATAAGAACAATCAATCAAATGGTGTACAAGGGAGAAGTCTTGTTGGTTATGCAAATGCTATCCTTAACTTAGCAAAAGCTACAGATAAAGCTGCTAGTAATTATTATAGTTCTGGTTGTGCATTGACAGGTGCTCTCACAATTAAAGGAAGTAGAAAGGACTCTAAGGAGAAAGCAAGACAAGCTTTTGCTGATGTACATAGTGGTTCTAATTCATCAGGTCTTGTAATACTTGATGATGATATGACATATCAAGCATTGTCAAGCAATGCTAATGATTCTCAGATGTTAGAGACAAGACTCTTCAATGTATCTGAGATTGCAAGATTCTTTAATATTAACCCTGTATTACTTGGTGACCTTTCTAAATCAAGCTATAATACAATTGAAGCAGCTAATATTGAATTTGTAACACACACCTTGATGCCATATATCGCAATGATTGAATGCGAATTTAATAGAAAACTTATATCAGAAGCTGATGCAGGTTTCTCTATTGACTTGGATGAAACATATTTGATTAGAGGTGATAAGAATTCAACAGCATCTTATTATAAGACTCTTGTTGAAGCAGGAATTATAACAAGAAACGAGGCAAGAAGACAACTAGGTCTTAATGCATTAGAAGGATTGGATGAAATAATAATTCCATTTACAAATATCCATGATAATACTGTCGGAAACGATAGTAAACCTGAAGAAAATAAATAAATAAATTGATTATGGATAAGTTAATTAGAAATATAGGTAATATTGAGGTTCGCTCTTTAGAGGACGGTGCAGAGTCAAGAACAGTTCAAGGATATGCAGTTGTCTTTGAGAGTGAATCTGAGGACTTGGGGTTTATTGAAGTAATCAAAAGAGGAGCAATAACCCAAGAACTTGTTGACTCTTGTGATATATTTGCAAAGTTTAATCATGATGACAATAAAGTATTAGCACGTTCAAACAGAGGTAAAGGTTCTTTGAAACTTACTGTAGATGAGGTTGGCCTTAAATATGAATTTGAAGCACCCCATACAGATTTAGGAGATTCTTTACTTGAAAATATCAGACGTGGTGAGATTTATCAGTCAAGTTTTGCTTTTGCTTTGTCAAATGATGACAAGAATGCGCAAAAGTGGGAAAAGAGAAACGGCAAATTATATAGAACAATAAATAATATAGCATATTTGTTTGATGTTTCTCCTGTATGGCAACCTGCATATTCTGCTACTACATGTGACAAACGTAGTATGGATGAGCTTAATACCATTAAGGAAAGAGAACAAAAATATGATAATATGCTCGAAGAATTGAAATCTTATATAAATTAAACATATTTCATATGACAGTACAAGAATTAAAAGACAAGCAGAATTCTCTTATTACTCGTTGTGATGAAATTGTTAACTTATGTAAATCCGAAGTTAGAGAAATGACTAAGGAAGAAGAGGATGAATTCAATGCCAACAAGGAAGAGATTAAAGCTCTTAAAGAGGAAATAAAGGCACTTGAAGAGAAACTTTCCGAAGACAAAGAAGATCTTCCTGAAGACAAGGAGGATAAAGAAGAAAAATCAGCCGAGGATAATAAGGAAGACAACAAAGACAAGGAAGAAAAAGAGGAAGAAACTAAAGAAGAAAAAGAAGAAGATGAAGATTCTTCAGAAAAAGAAAAGAAAAATAATCGTAATATTACAATGAATTCACAGAAATTTAATTTGATGACAGAGTTACGTAACTCTCTCGAAACAGGTAAGTCTTTCAACCTTAACGAAGTTCGTGCATACACTGTAACTGCTGAAGGTGAAGATGTTGTTCAAACTGACATTTATGATATTTGGGAGCCACTTAGAGCTAAGAACGTTCTTGTTCAGGCTGGTGCACAGGTAATTAGCGGCATTAAGAACAATGTACAGATTCCACTTATGAGTGCTGTATCTTGTAATTTCGCTGGTGAAACAGCAGATGCTTCAAACGGTTCTGGCACATTCACAAGCAAGGTTCTTTCTCCAAAGAGAATCACAGCTAAGTATCCTATTTCACTTCAGCTTTTAGCACAGGATTCAGTTGGTGTTGAGGCTAAGATTCGTGAGGATATTTCTAAGGCAATCAACTCTAAGTTAGAATCAGTTCTTTTGGGAACAGCAGCTGGAACAGCAAATCAGCCAGCAGGTATCTTCTACGATTCATCTGTATTCGCAATTCAGAACTTCAACGATATTACAACTCTTGAGTCTAAGGTTGAGTCTGAGAACGTTTATGGTGACATGAAGTACATCGTATCTCCAGCAGCTAAGGCAGACCTTCGTTCTATGGCTAAGTCAAGCAAGTCTACTCAGCTTGTAATGGAAGGTGGAGAAATCGACGGAACTCCTGTATTCGCAACTACACACGTTTCTGACAAGAAGATTGCTTACGGTGACTGGTCAAATCTTGTTATCGCTACATGGGATAACGTACAGCTTGACGTTGTAAGAGATGTTGCATCTGTTGGTAACGGTCAAGTTACTATCGTTGTAAATGCATTTGTTGATGGCGCATTGATTCGTCCAAATGCTGTTGTATTCGGTACAACTGACCCTAATGCTGCTGCATAATGCATAAGTACAGGATAAATATAAAAATAATCTTAAATCAATATGTTAGTAGAATTAAATAGACTTAAGAAACATTTGAATCTTGATTCTAACTTCACAGAAGACGATGATTATATTGAATTCTTAGAAGGTGTAGCAGAAGATTTAATTCAAACACATATTGACAGGAAATTAGACGAAATAATTGCGGAGAAAGGGGAACTTCCAAAGCCCCTTCTCCATGCAATTCTTCTATTTGTTGGAAATATGTATGAAAATAGAGAATCTATTGCATACGCACCTGTTTATGACGTTCCTAAATCCTTGTCTTATATACTTAACATGTACAGAGATTACGAAAATGCAAATATTTAATTATGGGATATGAGAGCAGGATTATTAACAGAAAGGATAAACATAATTTCACCTGTATTAACAACTAATGACTATGGTGAACAAACAACAGAATGGAAAGTAACATATACAACAAGAGCAAGACTCGTACATGATAATGGTTCCCGTGTAATTAATAATGGAGAAGTATTCTATGCTTACACAAA